GTAGGTGTCGGTATCGCGCTTGACGACGTTGAATGCCGTCACCGTAGCCACGGGCGGAAGCGTCTCAATCGGGTAGGTCATCGGGTCAACCTGCGTCACGTCGAAAGTGCGCTGGAAGTTGAAAACGCCGCCGAGTCGGAAGCCGCTTTTGCTGACGATGCGCCCGTCCACGTCCACCCAAAAGCCGTTGAGATATTCCGCGACTTCGTTCGGGTCGAACTTGAACTCATTGCCGACGTAGCCGACGCTGAGCTTGACTTTATCCTGCGCGAGCGTCGAAGCGACGAACAGAACTAGAAACGTGAGTGTAAAAAGTAGTTTTCTCATTCCTTCTCCTGTTAAGTGTTTATGCTTTCCCAAATTTCTTCCCCGCTAACAGCCGGGACTAAAAGCCCTCTGCTTTTTAACATCTCGTAAGGCGGCGATGGTCGCGTAATGTTTGTCAATCATTACCTTGGTGTACGCCTTAAGCCTTCGGGCCATCACCTCATCAAAAGTTTCAACGCGCGCTACGCCAAAACCGGGCAATACGGATGGTGACGAAACGAGAGCAATAGTGGCCGTAGCCAACAAGCCCTTAAGAAAGCCTCTCCTGTTCATTGAATCCCTCCAAGTAATCCCATTAGCAAATCTGACTGTGTGGGCGCTTGTCCCATTCCGCCCGTTCCCGGCGTTTGCCCTACCGGGGCAGGGGCGAATGCGCCCCCTATCGCTGGCGTCATTCCTTCGCCTGCGCGAACGTCGAGGCGACGATAGCGAGCAGGATAGTGAGTGTAAAAAGTAGTTTTCTCATTCCCTCTCCATTGGTTGTTAAACTTGCGGCAGACCACCGGAACCCCCGACGGCTGCGCCTTGCGTCTGCATAAGAATGTTCATTAGTTCGGGCGGGATCGGCGGCGCGCCGTTTGGCGACTGTCCGACTGGTCCCGGCGCGAATCCGCCGCCGACCTCTGGCGTCATTCCCCCGCCCTGGTTGATCTCGCCCATTGCCTCGTTAAAGCGCGAGTCTTTAAAGAATGTGGCGATCTCTACGTCGTCGAAGCTCTTTAGCAGTGATCCGAAAGCGCGCGAAAAGTCTATTTGCTTGGCCGCGCCTACTTGCGCGAGGACCGGCATTGCTTTGATAAGCAGGTCAACCGCCTGCAGTTTCTGTTGGCGATCGAGCGCCGGGTCATATTTCGGCGCGCTGAAATATTCGACGATCACGTCGGTATCGGCCCGTATCTCGTCGGGTGAATAAGACTGCCAGGCGTCAGCGCCGTCCGGTCCGACGATCCGAACCACGTCGTCAAGCGTGCGGTTTGCTTTCAAGTGGTGTAAGACCTGGCGCGCCAGTTCATTGACGCCGACCTCGACCGCGCTTACCCGGTCATCGGCTTTGAGCCGCATCACGTTCGTTCTGGTCGTGACCTCGACGCCGGTCGTGCGGCTGGGCAACGGTCCGCCCGTCAAGAGGGCGTCGCCGCCGGTGAGCTGCAAAATGTCCGAGTCAATGCGGGCTTCGATAATCTGGAAGTCCGCCGACATTTGGGCGTCTGGTATCGGCTGGATCGCATCCGGGCGTTCTGCCTGTATCACTGTCCCGTCCGGGCCGTCTGTAAATTTCTCAAGCTCGCCGACGCCGAGCGCCCCGGTAATGGCCAGAAACTTTCGCGCGTGGCTGCGAACGTGTAGGAACTGCGCCGTGCGTATCCGGTTTTTCTGCAATTGCTGGTCTTCGGCCAACCGCATAATCCCCATGCCGTAATGGGCGTTGGGTATCCTGATAAAGTCAATTTGGGTGTAGGGAAAACCGTCCAGGTAGTCATATGGCCAATCTTCCTCGACCAGCGGGTGAGGCAGGCCCTCGGCATAGACGTACCGCTTTCTGTATTTCTTATCCCAGATTTCCCACAGGGCGACTAAATGGTCCTCGGGCGTGGACTGGTCCAGCTTCGTGCCCCAGGGCGGCGTGCCCAGGCCTACACCCTCATATCCGGCGCGCTGGGCGAGGGTATAGATACCGGTATTGATCATGTCGAGCGACGAACGCTTATAGGTTGAATTGGCCAACACGTCGTCATAGGTGGCGAAACAGCACTCAGCCACCCAGCGGGCTGTTTTCAGCGTTCCGTCGCGCGCTGACAGGTCTTTCAGGAAAAAGCGCGGGTCAACACGTTCAATATAAGCCGCGTCTTTGCGGATATAGTCCCGGTATTCAATTTCGCCGTCGCCCTTGCGCCGCGCTTCATCTACCTCGACCGTGTAGCCGGTCTTTCCGATCCCGTGGCCGATAACCACAACGTCCTGGACGATCGCTTTGCACTCTTCAGTCATACCGCGTTCAGTCCATTCATAGTTCAGCAAACCCTGTTGGACGGTGGCGCTTTCAATGTCTTTTTCTTCGCGCGCTTTGACCCTGAACTTGATCTGCCCATTTATCAGGAACGGCATATAGGACAGGGCGATACTGCCGGTTATATTGACCGTGGCCGTGTTGCGGGCGTTGTCACTGGCTAATTGACTGGCTTCTAAGCCGCGTTCCATCCACTGTTCGCCCTCGAACCACATGTAATACCGCTTCCAGTCGTTCAGACCGTTTCTCATTGCCAGGCGCAACTGCTGAGTCTTGGATATCCTGGCAAGCCATATCTTGCCGTCGCGCTCGCCGTCGCCCGTTTCCTGGACGTATGGCGCCTTGCCGATCATTACCGGCGCTTTTACGGTCTTTCCTGGTTCATTTCCCTCATATTTCTTGAGAGGTTTCTGTACTGGTTGTCTTTTACGTGGCATTCTCTTCCACCATCAGGCTTTCTCTGTCCTGTATCCTATTTGTAGCCAAATATTCCCGGTTTACGCCTCTCAGCGTGCCTCTTAGCCGCCCAGCCAAATGAACCCTTCGGCGGCGCCGGCGCGCCCACGCCATACAAATGAATTTTCGTGGACAGGTGGCCGGCGATCAGCGCGGCGGAAACGAAGTCGTCGTTTTCGCCGGTCGGCGCCGAAAATTCGCCGTTTTCAAGCTCGACGTAGTGTTGTAGTTGATCTATCCCGATCGGCGGCTGATCGCCCATAGTCCGAAACAGGATTTCGTGTTTAAGAATTAGCTCCTGCAGCCGCGCGATCTCTGTCGATTTGCGCGTATCCGTCGTCGCGTATCCCGGCTTCTGAGACGCTTTCTTATCGTAGGGGTCAAAGCGGTAATAAAGCCGGGGGTAATGAAACTCTCGCGCCAGTTTCAGGTTTACCGCATAGCCGCCCCGTTCGTTGTCCTCGACCCCGATAAGCGCGGTATTGAAGACAATTCCCAGGTAATAGACCAGTTCGGCAAACCTGTCCGGCGTGATAATGGCCGCGAAGGACGCCACTTCTTCCAGGTCCGGCACGGCCAGCACAACCAGCGCGCTTGGGTCGCCGCTGTTCGGTATGCCCATTGCCGGATCAACGCCCATTACATACGCCTGCCCCGTTTCAGGCGTCTTGAAGACCCTCAGCGCGCCGAATGGGTCGGCTTTAAACTTGGCGTTCGGATCGGTAATTTCAGGATTGTGGAAGTAGGCGAAGCGCTGCGGCGCGATACCCTCTTCGACAACCGCTTTCCGCATTAACTCTAGTGATCCACTGTCAAAAACGTTCTTACCCTTCGCGGCAAAAGCGTGGCCTGGCGTGGTCGGATACTCACAGCGGAAAGTGTGTAGGTCGCCGTGGCATTCTTTACTGATCGTGTACCGGCGCCAGTTCAGCCGCGCCTCGACCTCTTTTGCCAGCCATTCTTCGCCGCCCTCGGCGTATTCGTCGGCATACCAGACAAGCAGCGCAGACCTGATAAGCCGCGCCTCTTCCAGTTCATTGCCGAACCGCGTCGGGTGGCCAGCTTCTTCGTCAGTACCGCACAGGTCACCTAACGGCCGTTCTCGGTCGCGCCGGTATTCGTCAAAAGCCACCCAGGGTATAAATATCTTTCTGTAGCCGTCATCAGGATCGTCCCACAGGCGTTTGGCCTCATTGTGACCCTTTGCCGTTGACTCTCTGACCACCACAGTGCCCGGCAATTGCGGGATCGTGGCGTTGAGCGCGCCCATTTGGGCTTTAATGTCTATGCCCAGGTTTGGCCATATGGCGAATTCGGATAGTAAAACCATATGGTAGTTGTCCGACCGTCCCAGCTCTTCACGTCCCGCCGTGGCAAAGATCACCCGGCTGTTTAGGCCTACACCCTCGCCCGCCTGCCGGCTTGTGGTCTTATTGCCGAAATGAACCACGTCGCGTCTGTCTAAGATCGTGGGACTTCGCAAACGTTCGTGGCTTTCGTGGTGTATCGCCCGAAAACGGCCGTTAAATGTGGTGACTGAGGACTCGTCGTGCGTGGCAATTAGCGCATTCCGATTCGGCCGAAGTCCTGTCAACCAATAGAAAAGCGCCAAAAAGAATGTCGAACAACCCATTTGCCGGGCTTTGATAATGTACCAGCGGACCGGCTTGCCGGCCTGCAGGTCTTCCAGGAACCAGCGCCACAGCATTCTCTGAACCCTGTTGAAGACCAGGTTCACCCGCTTGCCGGCCTTGCCTGTGATCCAGATATTGGCCGCACAGAAGACCGGAAAGTCATAGCCGGTAATTCGCGTGTAATGTTCCTGAATGTATTTCTCAGGGTGGCGCTGCCATCGGCGCGCCTCGGCCATTACGCGCGCGGGATCGGGCGACGCCAGCGCTAATAGCTTCGCGTCTATAAAAGTCTCTTCAGCCGATCTATTTGTCTGTGCCGCCGTCTTCAACTTCTTCCTCTAAGTCAACGTCGCCCTCGATCACCTGACCGTGGATTTCAAACAGGTCCGCAAGCGGTTCCGGCTTTTGCTGCGCCCGCATTTCTTCAAATGAAAGTTTGACTTCAACCGACGGCCCGGATTTCAGGTCGCCGCTGATCTTGCCTAACATCTGGATGGCGCCCAGCGCCGTTTTGTCGTCGGGACTTTCAAGCATGCCGCCCAGCCGCGACATGCCAGGACCGTGAAACAGCGCCGTGGCCCGCGCCCGCGTCTCTCGGCGCATTTGCGCCAACACCTCGCGTTCGTCCACCTGATCTATCTGCTGGTCTGGACGCTTTTCAAGCGCCTGGTTGTCGTCCATTAGTCTGTGTCCACGGTAATGACGTAACTCTTTTCAATACGCACATTGAGAGCTTTCAAAAGTTTTGGCCCCGCCGTCTGAATTCGCCTCACAACACGGCTCAAATCCGTAGGATCAACACCCCAAATTCGCGCCATTTTAGAAATTCCACCCCAGCCTCTGGTAAGTCCCTCTAAATGCGCATGGAACTGTTCTTCGGATAGCCTGAGTTCAATGCCCGGCGCACTGCCGTTTCCCTCTGCCGGACTGGCAATTTCCGCTGTGCCATTGCTGGTATTTTGTCTCATTTCTGCAACCACGGCCCGAAGTGTCACTATTTGTGACACTCAAGTCAAGCGGTTTTTACTAATTGTGGAAACAATGGCCTATAGACGTGCTATACTTGGCACGCTATGAAATAACACGGCTGGAAATACAGATTAGTTATGGTCTCGATCAGCGCCTGCGCCATTCTCAATGGCCTCGCTCTAATTATTCTCATTGCCGCTATGATCGCCTGGGGGTTTAAATGAATAGACGCAACTTCATCAAACTAGCAGCCGCAGCCGGCGCATTCGCTATGTCGCCATTCAAGCCCAAAGCGCCGCCACCCAAGGTCATAGCCGCCCGCTTTGACGACCCGTTTATCATCCTCCGCGGCAGGTCGTTCTGGATCCCTACCACGATCCGTCCTAAAGAATGGTACGCCAGCATAGGATCAGCCGAAGCTGAAGCCGTCTATGGACCAGAACACAGTATGGGCAACCTCGCCCGTACCCTAATTAAAGAGTCGTATTGACTTATCTCTGTCCCATTAGTAACATGATATCCCCGCCTCTACGTCTACTCTATTAGATACCGATAGACTCTCTTTAAACACCCGGACCCACAACAAGCCCACTCACCCTTTACCCTGCACCACCCTATAGAAATTTTCTGGGAGGGATTTTAGAGGATGCCGGTCTGATAGCGGCAGCCTGGGTCAATTGGTGGCCCTGGCCTATGGCCGATCTGGCAGGTCGTAACGTTATTAACGTTGCGCCAGGCGCGCTGGTTAACAGTTAACCCTGGCCTGGTATACCACAACATATTGTGGGCAGGGTCTGGTGTGACAGGGTAGAGTATGGCGGGGTTAAGCCTGGCTGTGGGGTTAAGCTATTAGATACAACACTTAGCCAATGGTAAACAAAACATACCGCGAGTCCGATAATTATTACTTATGTAACGGATCTGGGTGATCCGACCTGGCTGAGGATCACATTCGCAGCCGAGGATCGGCGAAACGCGGCAAAATTCACGGATATACGCCGAATTGTCGAGCGAGAGGAATGCGCGCAGCATTCACGAGATTACCGTGGAATGCGTTGAGTTTCGGAGACGTTGGGTTGATCTGGCTTGGCGCTGGCACGGCCAATAACTATGAGTTTGTAGCCGGCCCATCCGGAGAATACGGCTATTGGCAGGATAAAGATCGCGTATTGAGGTGCGCCGAGTGTGAGTAGGCCGAATAGGCCAGCTTGGACGATCAGGATGTAGCCAGCGAAGAGTAAGAGGATTCGTTTCATATTGATCTCCTAGGGTTGATATTCGAGCGGGCGGACATTAGCACGTAATATTGTGTTTAGCCATACCAATGGGTTTGCAGTCTGGAATGTCCTGGGGTTCTAATTCATTGTCTGGCGACAGGATAGGGCCGAGCCATTGAGCGGATAGAACCCAATGCTTGAATGTGGTGCATTCGTCGGCTATTCGCCGGAAGTCGCCTTCCTTGTCCATTTCCACGACGGTTAGGCCTGGTTCGCTTCCTTCGCCGTGCCAGGTGTTGAGAACTAGGTTCTTCAGCCAGTAATAGCCAGGCTGTGTCGGGTATTCGGATGTCCAAGTCATTTCCATTCCCGCATTGTATCAGAAAATAATTCGCGTTGGCTGAACTTTTCTGTTGACAACCCCCCTAGGACGGTTTATACTGCGTCTGTCAGTTGGAATTGAAAACCTAAACACTAACGGAGGCTGAAATGAACTATCCTATGACATTAACGGTTGCTACTTACGACACGGAAGATGCGGCGAACAAAGCGATGGCGCGCATTGCGGCCAAGTTCGGCAAGCTGGCCAAACGGCTGCGCGTTGAAGATAGCGGCGACGAATGGATAAGCCGCGAATCTTGGGATGTGACGCTGGCTGAGGGCACGAACGCTGAAGGCCGCAGGATATGGAATTTCTTGATGGGACGGTAAACTTTTCTGTTGACAAATATCCCCTAGGGGGGTATTATCACATCATCGCAAGCGGCAATCACGCCGCCACCAACTAAGGAGGTTGCGATGCTCAAATCCGAGACCAACAATCCAGCGCGCGCTGGTCAAGACGCTAGCAAGCGCCGTTATTTTGGTGAGTGCAGCCGCTACGCGGTGTTTGCGGTTCACACGCGGTTTGACGCCGTCCAATGGTTCGTCACCGACGCGCAGGGCGTCACTGACGAGCAGGTACGGCGCGGCGAGCTTCCGCCGGTCATTCGGCAGGAGCCTACATACGAGGCGGCGATTGCTAGCCTCGTATAGCCGAAACGGGGATGATACCCCGTCCGTGCGGGATGGCCTACGCACGCTGAGGAGGCAGGCCACAACTGCGGCAATGAGGCCGCAGTTGAAAACCGGAGGAAAGAAGGGAGCAACTATGACACCCACCGAACGCCAGCAGTCGCTAGAGAACGCCCGCCGCGCCTACTTCTTTCTGAAGAACTATATAGAATCTCAGATAGAAACGCCGCGCTTGCGGGAAGAAATTGCCTGCCTGCTGGACGAGTTTGACAGGCTGGACAAGAAAGAACAGAAGCAAATTCGGGCGGGCAGCAAGGGCAAGAAATACGGCGTGCTGGGCGCTTCGCATGGCGCGAAGGGCGGCAGGCCACGAAAGAACGGAGGCAAGAAATGAAACCTAGAGAACGTATTGAACGCGCGTCAATATCCTGCCGCGTGAGTCCAGCCAGTTCCCCGAACCGCAGAGCCGTATCAATAGCGACGGCTATTGTGTGGATAAACGCTAGCCTGAAAGAGCGAGTGACGAGCTTGATTGAAGCATTTGAACTGCTAGACGCCAAAGAACAGAAACAACGTGAGGCAGGGCGCAAAGGCGCTGAATTTGGACACCTCGGCGCCGAGTTTGGCAAGCTCGGCGGGAGGCCTGAAAAGAAAGACTAGCCCAGTTTAAGTCCTGAGCCACCATTCATTTAGCCTCTATCACTATCTTGCGCCTATTGCGGATCGGTTCAGCCCGTTCGGACCGAAGGACCGACTGGATGACCTCTGACGACCGAAAAACGTTCAGACGAGGGTTTTTAAGGTTTGCCTGGGACATTACACGTCGGTGCAAGTTGTTGAGGGCGCTGGTCTGCTGATCCTCGTCGAGGCGCTGAAAGCGCGAGCTGTTAATCAATTCCTGTCCATATTGGTTGATCCATTGTTGGACGCGCTGGGCGCGAGCTGTTTGGGTTTTTTCGGTGTCGCCGGCGATCGTGGGCACAGTGTCAAATTTCAGGCCGTGTTTTTCGAATTCTTTGCCCAGTTGCGGCGTTATTTCAACGGCCCCAGGCTGCTGGTAGTTCTGATAACCGATTCCTACAGCGCCAGGCGCGCTGTAGATAAGACCTGGGAAACCCTCTTGCTGGTAGGCCTCCACGAAGTCGGCGATCTGCATAGGCACGACCACGCTGGCAGCTGCGCGAGCTGGCGTAAACGGCTTGCCCTCGATCGTCTTACCCTTAAAGAAGTCTCTGACCAGGGCGGCAGGCGGCGACAGCTTATAGCTCAAGAAGTTTTCGGCCACGTCAGTCGCCAATTCACGCGGCTTGGGTTTATAGGATTTATCGCCCGTAGCGAAGTATGCGCCGGCGCGGATCGTATCGTCGCCGACCCTCATCGCAAGTCTTAAAGCCTGAGTGACGCCAGCGCCGAAGTCATATCTACGGTTGCCGAACTTGATTTTAAGAAAGTCAGGGCTTTTGTAATCCAGGCTCACGTCGGCGCCGGCCTGACGGGCGGTTAAAGCAATCCCGCTAACGACGCCGAGAAATTGCATTAGATCGGACATTTGACCTTTGAGGACGACCCGGCCGCCTGGCGTCATAGCGTTGCGGACATACATTACAGGGTTGAGGATATTCAAACGACTTGCGACAAAGCGCGGGCTAAACAGGGCGTAATTGAGCGCTTCGAAAGACTTGTCTATCTTCTGGCCTAAACTGCCACGGCCGGTCGTAATATTGACCCACTGGGCGGCTTTCTTATAGGCGTCCATAGCCTCTTCTGGCGATAAGCCGCGCTTATCAATGGCGCGCTTAAACTGCTGGAAGCGCTGGACGCGTTGAGTGTCCAGAAAAGTCGAATACATTTGGTCGGACTGTTTGACGCCGGGCGCATTGGCCACTTTTCTGCCGATCCACGAACCGGAGCGCTTCAAGAACGCTTCTTCGCCCGCCGACAATCCCTCATTAACGCGATTAGCCAGGTAGAGGCCGGAATTTTCCATTAACCGGGCGTCAGGATGAGTTGCGATCGCCTGGTTGATAGTCTCAAAGTCTTTTGACTTAAACGCTTTGAACATATTGGCGGCCGCGCGGTAAGACTGCCGGGCTTGAAACGGGCGCAGGAACAATATGCCACCCTGGCGAAACGGCGCACTAATATCAACACTGCTTCTAAGTGTTTTGGACGCGCCCAGGGCGCCTAAGAATTCGTCTTTAGCCGCCTGAGATACGGATCGAGGGACGCCACGTGCGCCCTCGAATAGCGCCTCTTGCACGGGATCACGTTCGAACGGTTCAACGCCTGTGAATTCAGTGGGCGCGCCTCTGGGCGCTGATCCGGCGCCGGGGGGCTGGACCTCGAACGCGGCCTGGTCGCCCACGCGCGGTCCGACGGTCTCTGTATATTGTTCGCCGGCTCTGACGCCGAAACGTTCCGGGGCTATTTGGGCGCTGAGACGCGGCGGGGCAGCTTCCCGCGCCGCCGAGGTCGCCGGGGCGCGCATTGAAGCGCCTGGGACCATTTCCGCCGCAATGTTGGGCGCTGTACGTGGCGCCGCTTCCCCGCCCTGTGTCCCAAAGAACTGTGTAAGCGCTCGAAAGTTTGCGTCACCCTGGGCGATATCACCGGGCTGCAGCGTGGCGCCCTCTGGGATATCCGATATATGGCGTTTTTCGCCCGCGCTATACACCGGATTGTATGAATATTCGGGTAAGACCTGGGCGAGGGCGTGCTCTTCTTCGTGCGTGAGCGTAACTATCTTTTTGAAGTCGTCAAACGATTCTCTGCGCTCTTCAGCCGTGAGTTTTTGGACGCCGCGACGATTAGCCCTAAAGATCATACCGCTAATTTCCTCAGGGCTTTCCGTTCCCAGCTTGGCAAAAGCTGACTGCAGGGCGTCAGTTTGGGCGACCG